CGCCGACCATCATGCGCGCACAGCAGCTGGTGGACGGTATTCGCAAACAACGGCAGCAAGCTCAAGCCGCCGCCGCACAGCAAGCGCAGGCCGCACAGCAAGCCAAATCCGCCCGCGACTTGGCGGCTTCACCTACTGATTCGAGTCAGCCGAACGCGCTGACCGATTTGATGCAACAGAGTCAGGCCGGAAACCTGACTCAATAGGAGGCACCATGCCGTCTGTGGCTCACTTACCCGCAATCGTCTATCCGTCTCAGGTCGGGGCTAATCGAGTTTTGATTGCTACTTGGGGCGTGCCAACTAAGGTCACGTCTCCTGGTAACAGCCTTGGGAACACCCCGCCGCCTGTTACGGACTTAGATAATACGGTCATCAATCCTTCGACCGAATGGGCGGCTTTGGCTACCACGGATACCTGCACTCCGCTGTTCTGCCCGGCGCTAATCAATCGGTCTGTCCATGTGACCGGGACGGCTGGCGCTGGTGGCAGTATCGCTATCAAGGGGTCCAATGACGGGACCAACTACGTCACTCTGCATGATGTGTATGGGAACGCCCTGTCGGCGCTGGCTCCTGGCTCCATCACTCAAATCAACGAGTCAACGTCTTGGATTGAGGCCGTGGTGAACAGCGGTGACGGCACTACTGCTATGAACGTCATCCTGGTCGGAAACAGGCCATTCTAATGGCCTACGTCCGCAACGTCCTTGACCCAAAGGCGCAAGAGGAATTCGACCGCCGCCAGAAGGCACAGCTCCAGTTGATGAAGTCTGACCTGGCGCAGCTCATGACGCGGCCTGAGTTCCGCCGCTTCATTCAAGTAATTCTTGCGGCGTTCCCGCCCTACAAAGGCGGCCCCTCTTTCAACGGGTCGGAGAATTACTTTCTTGATGGCAAAACGGCTTTCGGCCAATGGATGCTGGACCAAGTGTTAGAGGCTTGCGGTCCTGAGACGTTCGCGCAGGTGCTTACGGCCTGGCATTCTAAACCCAAGGAGGAAGAAGAAAATGCCTGACCCTACTGTTCCTGTAGTCCCGGCCTCAGCTACCGCGCCAGCCGCGCCTACTCCTACCGCTAACCCTATCCCGGCTGTTACGCCTGCCCCGGTTGTGACCCCTGCGGTCGCGCCCACGGCTACGCCTGACCCGGCTGTTACTCCCCCGGTGACGCCTCCCACTACTCCTGCACCGGAGGTCAAGCTAACGCTCCCTGAGAATTCCCCGCTTAAGCAGGCGGACGTGGATGCTGTCGCCGCCCAGGCCAAAGCTTTGGGCCTCAATCAAGCCCAGGCTGACGCCTTGCTGGCCCAGCGCCAGGAAGCTCATGTGGGCGCGTTCAAATCTATCAGTGATGGTTTCAAAGCCCAGCAACTTGCGTGGGTTGAGGCCATTCAGAAAGACCCGGAGCTTGGCGGCACGGCGGCTGAAATGACCGCTAAGGCCGAGCAAGCCAAAGTGGGCCTTGGTCGCTTGTTCACGGCCAATGAGCTTGCTGAGATTGAAAATAACGGGTTCGGGAACGCGCCGTATTTCCTACGGGCTGGGCTTCGGCACTATCAGGCGAATGTCCAGAGTCCTAACCTAGTAAACGGCAAAGATAGTTCAAGCGCTCCGAAACCTGTCGATATTTCCGACAAGGGATTTGCCGAAGCGCTCTACTCGCCGTCTAAGTGACGGCACTTCTCCTAAGAGGCAACCATGCCTGTTATCGCTAATGCTGGCGTTGAAACGCTGGCTACCTGGGCCAAGAAGCTTGGCCCCGACCACAAGATTGAAGCCAATGTTGTGGAGATTTTGAACCAGGCCAACGAAATCATCCCTGACGCTGGCTGGATTGAAGGCAACATGGAGACGGGCCACCAGTATAGCGTCCGCACCGGCCTGCCTCCCGCTTACTACGCGGCTATCAATCAGTTCGTCCCTGTGGGAATCAGCACTTCGTTCCCGCTGGTCGAGCAGACCGCGCAGCTCAAGGCTTACACCCAGGTTGCTAAGGACTTGGCTGAGATTGGCGGCATGGGCAACGTGGCGACTTACCGCGCCTCGGAAGCCCGCGCCCAGCTTGAAGCCTTTGACCAGGAGTTCGCCAAAACCGCTATCTACGGTTCGTCGAGCAACCCGGCGCAGTTCCCCGGCTTCTTCACTCGGTTCAACACTACCGAGAACAACCCCAACCCGGCCAATAACAGCACCAACGTCCTGGACGCTGGCGGCACCGGCAGCACCAATGCTTCCATCCTACTGGTTGACTGGAGCCCGCGCACGGTTTCGTTCTTCTACCCCAAGGGTAGCAAGGCCGGTATCGAGCACAAGGACTTGGGCGAGCAGTCGGCGCAGAGCATCAACTACGGCACCGGCGCTGGTCAGTCCACGGACGCCAGTCCGAGCCTGATGCAGGTTTACCGGGAGTATTGGAGCTGGAAGCACGGCCTGGCTATCATGGACTGGCGTTATGTAGTCCGTATCGCCAATATCGACGTGCCGAGCCTGCTGGCTAAGAACGGCTGTGACATTCTGGACCTGCTGATTCGGGCCATTCACCACATCCCGAACCTGCGCGCCGGTCGTCCGGCTATCTACATGAACCGCACCGTGTTTGAAATGTTCGACATTCAGATGCGTGATGCGGTGCAGAAGGGTGGTCAGCTCAAGTATGAGGTCGTGGACGGCGTGGAGATTCCGGTGTTCCGTGGAATCCCTGTGCGTCTGGTTGACCAGATGCTCCTGACTGAGGCCCGCGTTATCTAAGGGCTGAAAAATCCGGGGCTCATGGTGAGCCCCGGATACCTGCTTCTCTGGTGACAAAATGATTTTTGATATCAACAACGTTTATAGCGGGAGCTACCCCATTGGGGGTTATGTTTCCGGTCCGGTGGCCGGTCAGGCTTTGACGGCTACGACTACTCTTTCGACCAACTGCATTGACCACAATCCGGCTCAGACGCCGTTTGGGGCCAATCAGAACGTGCAGGCTGGGCTGGGCGAAGTCCAGGCTGTCCTGCTCCAGGTCACGGTGGCTCCTGGCGACACTAGCACCACGGCCAGCTACAAGTGCAATCTGGTCACGGACACGGCTGCGGCTTTGAATACCGCCTCCCTGACTGTGCTGGCGTCCTTGTCCATCCCTCCGACCGCTGTGGTCGGTAGCATTTACGTCCTGGTCCTGCCTCCGAGCCTGAACTTCCTGCGGTTCTCTGGCATCCAGTATGTGGTTGCCACCGGCAGCGGCACGCCTGGCGTGGCTACCATTAGCGTGTTTGCTACCCTGATGCCTCTCCGGTTCCTGGAGAACTGGGCTCCTTACCAGAGCGGTTGGACGATTCAGAACCAGTAAGAAAACGACCGGAAAGAGGGGGCCGAAAGGCCCCCTCTACTGGTTTAACCCGTTGGAGGAATCATGCCTGCAATCAAGGTGCAAGCGACGAAAGAAGGATGGTATGGTGGGCGCTATCGCGTGAAGGGTGACGTGTTCCATCTGGTGGACGAGAAGAACGCCCTGACCGGCGAAATCGTCCAGAAGGCCGAGCATTCGTTTGCTGAGGCTGGACGTATCAAGGGCGGCTGGATGAAGCGTGTCGTGGTCGAGGCCAGCTTGACGCCCGAGGAACAGATTTCGCGCGAGGCTACTGAGGCGCAGGCCAAGGCTGACTTTGAGGCCGCGCGGTTCTCTGGCCTGGATGCGGACGCTCCTGAGCGAGTGGCGCAGGCCCACGGTGCCGAGCTTGGCAAGGGGTCTAAGAGCGGCATGGCTTCTAAGGCTTCACAGACTGATGCTGCTAAGAACGGTAAGGGTGACGTTCTCTAAGAGGTCCAGATGCCATTCACGCCAACTCAAATCGTCAATATGGCCTTGGGTCAACTCGGTGCTGAACTGACCGTTGTTGACCTGTGGACCGACCAAGGGACGCAGGCGGAAGTGGCTCGAACCTACTACCCTTTGGCCGTTCGCAAGATGCTGGCTGACTTTCCCTGGCCGTTTGCCACGGTGTTTGCCCCTCTTGCGTTGGCCGAGTGGTGTTTCAGCCGGGAGCGCAAGTATGCCTATGCCTACCCGGCGAACTGTATTCTGGTCCGGCGCTTGTTTTCGTGGACGGGACGCAACCGCAACGATGACGTGCAAAGCCGCCAGAAGTATAAAATCATCCAGACGCCAAGCCCTGACAATCCGAGCCAGCTAGTCAAAGTCATCCTTGCTGACCATCCTAGCCTACAGGTGGAATACACGGCTGACCTTGTGCGGGCGGCAGAGTATCCTGACACGTTTGCGGAGGCGCTGGCTTTCCTGATGGCCTTCTACATGGCCCCGCGTCTGACTGGCGGCGACCCCTACAAGCTTGGCCCTCGCGCGTGGGAGAGCTTTATGCAAGCTCTGCGGACGGCTGAGGCGCAGGCGGGTAACGAGGAAGTGGATGACGAGCCGCGCTTGGGTCAATTCATTGACGAGCGGCAAGGCCCTTGGCATGGTGAAGGCCATGGACGGGAAGAATGGATTGCGCTTCCTGGCGGGACCGTTGTTGAATAATTCCTAGGAGCTTCGATGCCAGTTGGTCCTGACGGTTCTATTGTCCAAAGGGCGTTTGACAGCGGAGAAATCACTCCAGCGGA